TACAGGAGATGTTGTAGAAGATACAGCTTTAACAGATGCTACTAAATCATTTGTTGCTGGTCGAACTTCATTCTCTGGAACATTAGAAATGCACTTTGATGAAACAGATTCACCTCAAACAAGTTTAATTGCTGGTGCTTCAATCTCATTTATATTACTCCCAGAGGGTAATGCAAGTGGCGACAGAAGTTTCTCAGGAACAGGAATTGTTACAGGAATGTCAGTTAATAACTCAATGGACGCAATCGTTTCAAGAAGTGTAACTTTTCAAGGAACTGGTGCATTAACTATAGGAACTGTATAATCCTAATTTATGTCAGTTATTGATAGAGTTAAATCTCATTTTGAAAGTCTAAAAACACTTACTATTGAAGTTGAGCAATGGAAAGACGAGCATGGAAATCCATCTGTTTTTTTTTCTGAGCCTTTAACACTTGAAGAAAAAAATATTATCTTCAAGAAATCTAGTAATTTTTCTGATCTAACAGTATTAGTTGATTTAATCATTATGAAATTGATGATTAAAGATGAAAAAGGAGAACTTAAAAAAGCATTTAAACCAGAAGATAAATTTGCATTAAGAAAAAAAGCAGATTCAAATATAGTTGCAGATATTTCAAATAAAATTCTTTTAGACACATCATACGAGGACGCAGAAAAAAAGTAGATAGCGACCCTGATGTTAGGTCGCTATTAGTTATTGCAGAACGATTACATCTTACAATCCAACAAGTTCTTGATATGCCTGTTAGTCATTATAATCTTTGGTTAGCATACTTGAAAAAAGAACAAGATCAGTATAAAACAGAACGATCACTAGCAGAAGCAAGAAAGTTTAAATAATGACACAAAAACTTAATATAGATATTGTAGCAAAGGACAGGTCGAAACAGGCTTTAAATGGTGTACAAAAATCTTTAGGTAGATTAAAAAATTCTGTATTTAATTTAAGAAATGCTTTTTTAGGTTTAGGTGCTGGTCTTGTTGTTAGAAATTTAGTTAATACAGGAAAGCAATTAGAAAATTTAAGAACTAGATTAAAATTCTTACTTAAAGATACAAACGAGGGTGCAAAAGCTTTTGACAATATGGTCAAGTTTGCATCTAAAGTTCCTTTCTCACTTGAAGAAATACAAAAAGGTTCTGGAATATTAGCTACAGTTACAGATAATGCAGATGACTTGCAACAAATGTTGCAAATAACGGGTAATGTTGCGGCAGTTACAGGATTAGATTTTAGAACAACAGCAGAACAAATTCAAAGATCATTTAGTGCTGGTATTGGTGCGGCAGATTTATTTAGAGAAAAAGGTGTTAGAAATATGCTTGGCTTTAAAGCTGGAGCAACAGTTTCTATAGAAGAAACAATACAAGCATTTGAAAAAGTTTTTGGTGCAGATGGTAGATTTGGAAAAGCTACAGATGAATTAGCACAAACATTTGAAGGTACACTTTCAATGATTGGAGATAAAGTATTCAACTTTAAAAAAGTTTTACTTGAAGCTGGATTCTTTGAAGAATTAAAAAGACAATTTGGAGATTTAGATAAATTTTTACAAAGAAATGCAAAAGATTTAGACAGAATAGCAACATCAGTTGGTAAGAATTTAGCACAAGGAATGGTTAGAGTTGTTAATGTAGGTAAAGAATTAATTCCAACCATTAATAAAATAGGTTCAGGCTTAAAAAGTATTTTTGATGGATTTATGGCTATGCCAGAATTTGCAAGAGAAGTTGGAATTGTTGGTGCTTTTTTATTAGGTAAAAAAGGTGCTGTTGGTTTAGCTGGAATAAGTTTTGTAATAGATAAAGTAAAAGATTTATTAAAAGATGAAAGAATAAAAGATGGTTTAATTAATCCTGAAAGTATTGAAGAAGCACAATTAAGATTAATTGAAATTAATAAACAATTAGAAGAAGGATTAAAAAAAGAACATCAATTTATAGATGTAAGAGGTAAAGGACAAATAATTTTAGAAGAATATAAACAACTAACAGCAGATCAATTAGCTAATTTAACTAAACAAAAAGAGGAATTAGAAAAATATATTGCACTTGAAAATTTAAAAAATACAAAAGCATTTGAATATACCAATGAACTACACAAAGGTTTAAAAACACATAAAGAAATTACAGAAGAATTAGAGAAACAAGCAAAAAAATCAGAAGATATATTTGAGCATCAACATAAACTTCATCAAGGTTTTGAAAAACTTCCGAAAGATTTAGAGGGAATAGGTGGTGCAATAGATGGATTTGGTGAAGGATTTAAAAAAGAATTTAATACAACAACATTTGATAGATTTAAAGAAGCTGGAACAAAATCAATGGACGCATTAAAAAATAGTTTAACAGATTTTGTAATGACAGGTAAATTAAGTTTTGAAACTTTAAAAAATTCTATAATTAAATCTATTGTAGAAGCTATGGTTGGTTCTGTAGTTCAAGCGGCAATGAAAAAAGCAACAGGTTTATTTAAAATGTCAGCTATCAAAGAGGGTTTAATTTCTGCTTATAAAGCTGGTGCTAAAGCATTAGCTTCAGTTCCTTTTCCATTAAACATTGCGGCGGCTGGAGCAGTTGTCGGTGCTGGATTAAAATTTGTAGATAAAATAAAAGGTTTTGAAAAAGGTGGTGCAGTATCAAAAGGTCAACCTGTTATGGTTGGAGAACGAGGGGCAGAATTATTTATTCCAAATCAAACAGGACAAATAACTCAATCAGCTAGAGGAACAGGTGGTGGTGGTGCTACAGTTAATTTTAACATTAACACAGTAGATGCTTCTGGCTTTGAAGAATTACTTGTAAGATCAAGAGGAACTATAACTCAATTAATAAATAATGCAGTTAATGAAAAAGGTAGAGAGGCTTTAATTTAATGTCAGGTGCTTTTCCAATATCTTCTGCTAAGTTTCAATCTTTAGGAATAACGTCTATTCAAAATACTATTATTTCAAAAAGTGTATCTGGTAAGAAACTTGCTAGACAAATAGATAATCAAAGATTTGCATTTACTATTAGAATTATTACAGGAACTAGATCAGATGTATATGGAGAGTTAATGGCTTTTATAATTAAACAAAGATCAGGTAAAGAAAACTTTACGATTATCCCACCAGAAGTTAAAAATGCTAGAGGTAATGAAACAGGAACAATATTGGTTAATGGTTCTCACGCTGTAGGAGATACAACTATTGCAGTTGATGGCCATGCAAATAATAATCCAAATGCTTTTAAGTCAGGAGATTTTATTAAGTTTGCTAGTCATAATAAAGTTTATATGATTGTTGCAGATGTTCAAGCATCTGGTAATGCTTCTACACTTACTATTGAACCACCTTTACTTACAGCACTTTCAGATAACTCAGCAGTAATTTATGATAATGTTCCTTTTACAGTACATCTTACTAATGATGTTCAAGAGTTTGGTGCAGTTGGCACTGCTAATGATGGTGCTTTTTTGTATCAGTTTGAATTTGATGTAGAAGAAACTCTATAGTGAAAAAATATAAAATAACACATAAGATAACTGCCGACTTCGTGGCTGAAATTATTGTTAATGAAGATCAAATAGATGCTAGTATTAATGATCTTAAAGAATACAAGAAACCTAATAGCAAATTTGAATATACTATGTTAAAAGGTACAGAAAGTGTAACCCAAACTAATTACGAAGAATATGTCGAGAAGTCTAACAACAGCGATAAAGAACGAACTAGCGACTAATGATATTAGGCCAGTTCATCTTATATCTATTGGCTTTGGTACTCCTGTTAATATAACAGATTGCTCTTTTTCTTTAACTTCTTCTGTTTCAGGAAGTTCAGTAACTTATCTTGCAAGTGATTTTATTATGGATATATCTGACTTTTCTGAACAAACAGAATTAAGTAAATCAAGTCTAAGTTTATCTCTTTCTGGTGCAGATCAAACTTTTATATCAGTTGTTTTAAGTGAAAATATTACAAATGATAGTGTTGATATTTATAGAGGTTTTTTAGATAGTTCTAATTCTTTAATTTCCAATCCTTTTTTATTTTATAAAGGTCAAATTGATGGATTTACTATTGGAGAAACAGATACTGCAAGTACAGTAACATTAAATATAGTATCACATTGGGCTGACTTTGAAAAAAAGAATGGTCGTAAAACTAATAACACATCACAACAAAGATTTTTTAGTACAGATGTAGGAATGGATTTTAGTTCTGAAAATGTATTAGATATTAAATGGGGTAGAGAATAATGCCATTAAAAAAAATAGCTAGAGAATTTAAAAGAGGTGTTAAAAAAGTACAAAAAGCACTTGGAAAAGTAATTTCATGGATAATGCCTCCTCCTGATAATCCAGATTATGGAGATGGAGATTTAGAAAATTTTGAATCAGGAGTTCTTTTAAATAAACAAAGTAATGACGCAAATATTCCTGTAATTTATGGAGAAAGATTAGTTGGTGGTACTCGTGTATTTTTAGATTCTGGTGGTGGCAATACAAACCAATATCTTTATATGGCTATCGTTATGGCAGAGGGAGAAATTAATTCAATAGAAGAAATAATAGTAGATGACAAACCTGTTACTTGGGCAAGTTCATTATCAGATGGCACAGAAGTAGAGGTAAATAGTTCAGATAGTAATTTTTATAAAGCTGACCCAACTGTTGAAAACTCAAGTGCAGTAAGTTTAATTAGAGTAGAACCACATTTTGGAACAGATGGACAATCTACTTCTGGAATATTATCAGCATTATCTAATTGGGGAAGTAATCATAAGCTATCTGGTCTTTGTTATTTAGCATTAAGGTTTAAATGGAATCAAGACGCATTTACAGGAATACCAAAAGTACAAGCTAGAATAAAAGGTAAAAAAGTTAAAACTTATAATTCAAGTTTAGTAGAACAATCTGCATCTTTTCAAACTAATCCAGCTTGGTGTTTATTAGATTATTTAACAAACGAAAGATATGGAAAAGGATTAGCAATATCAAGTATTGATTTACAAAGTTTCTATGATGCTTCAGTTATTTGTGCTACACAAGTAGAGCCATATTCAGGTGCAAGTAATATTAATATTTTTGACACTAATGCAGTATTAGATACTTCAAGAAAAATAATTGAAAATGTTAGAGAATTAGTAAAAGGTTGTAGAGGATATTTGCCTTACACATCTGGTAAATATAAATTGATAATTGAAACAACAGGAACAGCATCTATTACTTTAAATGAAGATGATATAATAGGTGGATATAGTTTATCTTCTCCTAACAAAAACGATAGATATAATCGTTGTATAGTAAGTTTTATAAATCCAGATCGTAATTATCAAGTTGATGAAATACAGTTTCCACCAATAGATGACAGTAGTTTGCCTAGTGCTGATCAACATACAACTATGAAAAATGTTGATGGTGGATTTTTATTAGAGGGTAGATTTGAATTTAAAACTATAACATCTCCATATCAAGCAGAAGAAATGGCAGAAATTATTTTAAGAAGATCAAGAGAATCAATAACATTATCTTTAAATGTTTCATTTGATGCTTATGATTTAGCTGTTGGAGATATAGTGGCAATCACTCATAGTTCTCTCGGCTTCTCATCTAAAAATTTTAGAGTGCTTGAAGTTACATTTAATGAAGATTTTACAATAGGATTAGGATTAGTAGAACACCAAGATAGCCATTATACTTGGGCAACTAAAACACAAGTAAGTTCTACACCAACAACTAATTTACCAAATCCACTTACTATCCAACCACCATCAAGTGTAACATTAGATGATACTTTAGTTGAATATAATGATGGAACTGTAATTGTAGCATTAGATATATCTATTGGTGCTTCTCCAGATAAATTTGTTGATTATTATCAAGTAGAATACAAGTTAAGTACAGATTCAGATTTTATTATTTATGCACAAGGTTCTGGATTAAATCATAGAGTTTTAAATGTTGTTGACCAAAAGGTGTATGATGTAAGAGTAAAAGCTGTAAATAGTTTAGGCGTATCATCAGCTTATGTTACAGCACAAAGAACAATCGTAGGTGCTATTGAGCCACCATCTGATATTAATGATTTTTCTTGTAACATTGTTGGAACAAACGCACATTTAAGCTGGACACAGATACCAGATTTAGATTTAGCTTTTTATCAAATTAGGTTTAGTGAAGAAACAAATGGAACTGCTGATTGGCAGAACTCAGTTAATTTAGTTACAAAAGTGTCAAGACCAGCAACTTCAATAACTGTACCAGCTAGGGCTGGAACTTATCTAATTAAGGCAGTTGATAAACTTGGTAACTTTAGTTCCAATGCAACATCTATTATTTCTAATGTAACTGATGTTATTAATCATAATGCAGTTGCAACACAATCAGAACACCCTAGCTTTTCTGGAACTTTAACAAACACAGTAATTTCAGATGATGCTATTGAATTAGATTCATCAGAACTTTTTGATTCAGCTAGTGGAGATTTTGATGATGAAACAACTAGATTTTTTGATTCTGGTGTTTCTAATTCTGATTTTCAATCAAGTGGTAATTATCAATTTGCAAATGTTATTGATATAGGTGCAAAACATACTGCTAGAATTACTGCAACTCTTACACAAACTTCAAGAAACCCAGATGACTTATTTGATAATAGATCAGGATTATTTGATTCTGCATCTTCTAACTTTGACGGAGATACACCAGCAAACTGTGATGCACATTTAGAAATATCAACAAGTGATGATAATTCTACATACACAGCTTTTCAAGGTTTTGTAATAGGAAATTATACTGCTAGATACTTTAAATTTAGAGTTGTTTTAACTTCAACAGATGGTGCTTCTACTCCTGTTGTATCAGCAGTAACAGTTACAATTGATATGCCTGACAGAATATTTAGTGGAAATGATATAGTATCTGGTGCTGGAACTAAAACAGTAACATTTACAAACCCATACAAATCTGTTAATTATGCAGTTGGTATTACAGGAGAAAATATGGCTACAGGAGATTTCTTCACAGTATCTAATAAAACAATTAATGGCTTTGATGTTTTATTTAAAAATTCAAGTGGAACAAATATATCAAGAACCTTTGATTTTATTGCAAAAGGATTTTAAAAGGAGTATAAGAAATTATGGCACAACATGACATGAATATTTCTAACCAATCTTTTCCTAGTTTTAGGAGTGATTTAAATGATTCACTTTCAGCAATCAATTCTATGCACTCTGGAACATCAAGACCTAGTGGTGCTGTTTCTGGTACTCTATGGCTTGATACAACTAACTCTGGGTCAAACAGTTTAGAAATTAAATTTTTTGATGGTTCAGATGATATAACTTTTGCTACAGTTAATACATCATCAAATACTATTAACTTTTCAGATTCAGCAACTGATCTAGTTGGAGATACTACTCCACAATTAGGTGGAGATTTAGATGTTAATGGTAATGCTTTTATATCAGCATCAAATGGCGATATTAACTTTACACCAAATGGAACAGGAAAGATTAAGTTTAATGATCTAGCTTATTTTCCACAACAAGCATTAACTTCATCATCAAACGCTGTAGCTTGGGACGTACAAGCTAAACCAAACGCATATCATTTGACAACAGAAAACACTACTTTCTCTGCACCTACTAACTCAGTAGAGGGTGCTTTTATTTGTGTTGAGATTAATTATAATGGTTCACACACAATAGCCTTTAATACAGTTTTTGAATTTGCTGGTTCAACTGCACCTACGTTCACTAGCACAGATGGTAAAACTGATATTTTAGTTTTTAAATACAATGGTGCTGTATGGCAAGAAGTTGGTAGAACATTAAACATGAGTGAAAGTTAAAATATGTACGCATTAGTTGAAGATAATAATATTACACAATACATTAACAATCCAAAATCTATTATAGTTGGAGATGTAAGATACCCAGCTAAAATATTTGAAGTTTGGACACAATCTGAAAAAGAAGCAATAGGATTATATGAAGTTATAACTGATTCAACTAATTACAAAGACCCAGCATATTATAATAACACAAACGAACAATATAACTTTGCAGATGGTCAAGTTACTAAATCTTGGGGAACTGCAACTGCTAAAAGATTAGAAGATGAAAACGCCGTAGATGAAGATGGTAATAATTTATTAGATGATGATGGCAACCAAGTAATTAATTATGGTTTAAAAACTGAAAAGAAAAAAATAGTTAAACAACAAGCAAGTGGATTACTTGCACCAACAGATTGGTATATTACAAAATCAACAGAGGTAGCTGATTATGATGTACCAGCAAATATCTTATCCTTTAGAGCAGATGTTCGATCTAAATCTAATGAAATGGAAACTGCTATTGATAACTGTTCTAATGTTGATGAACTAAAAGCATTATACGAATACACAGAGCAAGAAGATGGTACTGTTACAAGACCATTAGTAGAATTTCCAACATTGGAGATTTAATGATTATTATACCAGCTAACACTATTTCTGGTGGTTATGAAGTTGCTAACTCATTAAGGTTTAATAGAGGGAGTAGTGATTATTTATCAAGCACATTTGGAAGTACAGGAAATAGAAAAACATTTACATTATCTTTTTGGATTAAAAGAGCATCAATAGGTTCAGATGAAAGAATTATTGAAGCTGACACAGGAACAGATGGTAATAATGTTAGTGCTATTGAATTTGATACAGTTTCAGGAAGTAATAGAATAAGAGTTATTTTTTATAATTCTCCAACAGTAAATTTAAATTTAAAAACTAATGCTCTTTTTTCTGATTTAAGTGCTTGGTATCATATAGTTCTTGCAATAGATACTACACAAGCCACAGCATCAAATAGAGCAAAATTTTATGTTAATGGAACACAAGTTACATCATTTGAAACAGCTACATATCCATCACAAAATTTAGATACAGATTGGAATTTAAGTGGAAACAATATTAGAATAGGAAGAAGAATTGATAGTTCTCCAGAATATTATAGTGGCTATATGTCAGAAGTAATACTTGTTGACGGACAAGCACTTACCCCAACATCATTTGGAGAATTTGACGAAGACACAAACATCTGGAAACCCATTGATGTATCTGGTTTAACCTTTGGCACAAATGGATTCTATTTAGACTTTGAAAACTCTAGTAGTCTAGGTGCAGATGTATCTGGAAATGGAAATAACTTTACTGTAAATAACTTAACTAGCATAGATCAATCTACTGATACTTGTACTAATAATTTTGCAACATTAAATCCTTTAGCATCTGTCAATGATGCACCAAATTTTTCTGATGGTAATTTAACAATAGATATATCTAATGCTGGTAAATTTGGAGCAGAATCTACTATAGGAGTTTCACAAGGTAAATGGTATGCAGAATTTAAACTTGTTGCTTCAAGTGATAATGATATGGCAGTTGGTGTAAATTCAGATAAAGATTCAGCAGTAAATGATACTCCTTGTGGTTTTGGTTCAAATAGTATTGGATACAGAGAAACAGGAACATTAGCAGTAAATGGTAGTGACGATATATCTTATGGAAATAGTTATACTGTTAATGACATAGTTGGAATAGCTTTAGATTTAGATAACAATAAAATATATTTTTCTAAAAATGGAACATGGCAAAATAGTGGAGACCCTACAAGTGGTGCTACAGGAACAGGTGCAAAATCATTAACTGCTTCAAGTTCAACTGAATTAGGTGCATATTTTTTTAATCCATCTTGTCATTCAGGTAGTCAAAATGGAGATTGGTCGGCAAACTTTGGCTCTCCACCTTATGCAATCTCATCAGGAAATAGTGATGGTAATGGCTATGGAAACTTTGAATATGCAGTACCTAGTGGATATTATGCACTTAATTCTAAAAACTTAGCGGAGTATGGATAATGGCTTATACAACAATAGATAAACCAACAGATTATTTTAATACTAAACTTTATACAGGTACAGGTGCAACTCAATCTATTACAGGAGTTGGGTTTCAACCAGATTGGGTTTGGTTAAAAAATAGAACAGGTGCTTATGACCATAAGTTATTTGATGTTATTAGACCAAGTAACAAATTCTTATCTTCAAATTTAACTAATGCAGAAGCAACTACAAGTAATTTTAGTAGTATAGATTCAGATGGTTTTACAGTTACTAATAATGATGGTGCTTATAATTTATCTGGTAATAATTACGCATCATGGAATTGGTTAGCTGGTGGCACAGCACCAGCCATAACATACACAGTTAAAGTAGTTTCAGATGGTGGAAACAAATATAGATTTAATGACTTTGGAACAAGTGCTGTTACTTTAGATTTACAAGAGGGTGGTACATATACATTCGACCAATCAGATAGTTCTAACTCTGGACACCCATTAAGATTTTCTACAACATCAAACGGAACTCATGGTGGTGGAAGCGAATATACAACAGGAGTTACAACAGTAGGAACACCAGGAAGTTCTGGTGCAAAAACTATAATTACAGTTGGAAGTGGTGTAGCAACTTTATATTATTATTGCACACAACACTCTGGCATGGGTGGACAAGCAAATACTAACTCATTATTTGGCTCATCTAATTTTTCAGGTAGTATTCAATCAACTGTATCTGCTAACACTACTGCTGGATTTAGTATTGTTAAATATACAGGTAATGGTGCAAGTAATGATACAGCAACCATAGGTCATGGGTTAGGAGTTGCTTCAAATATGATTATGGTTAAATGTCTTAATGCAACAGGTGGTTGGCAAACATCTAGCACATCTTTAGGTTGGAATAATGTACTTCAATTAAATCAAACTTATGCACAAGCTAGTGGAACTTATGCTTTTGGTCAAAGTGGTGTTACTCCTACCTCAACAGTATTTACAGTTTCAGCAACAAGTGGTGATAACCATACTAATACTAATAATAATAATTATATAGCCTACTGCTTCGCAGAGAAAAAAGGCTACTCTAAGTTTGGCTCATACACAGGGAATGGTAATAGTGATGGAACATTTGTTTATACAGGTTTTAAACCAGCTTGGGTAATGGTTAAAAATACAACAGACGCTGGATATAATTGGGTTATATATGATAATAAAAGAGTTGGATTTAACCCAGATAATGACACATTAAATGCAAATGAATCTAGAGCAGAACAAACAACAGGCTTTGGACACATAGATATAGTTTCAAATGGATTTAAAATTAGAGCATCTACTAATGATACTAATAGAAGTGGAAATGTATTTATCTACATGGCGTTTGCCAAGAATCCATTTGTAACAAGCACAGGAATCCCAACAACAGCGAGGTAATTATGAAACTTTCTAAAAATTTTTCTTTAGAGGAGATGGAAAAAAGTTCTACTGCTATTAGGCTTGGTATTAAAAACAAAGCTGGTGCTGGAGAAATTAAAAATCTAGGCGATATTTGTTATGAGATATTAGAGAAAGTGCGTACTAAATTTGATGATAAGCCTGTTACAATTACATCTGGTTTTAGATCAGAGGAATTATGCGAAGCAATAGGAAGTAAAAAAACATCACAACACGCAAAAGGACAAGCAGTAGATTTTGAAATAGCTGGTGTATCTAATCTTGCTATTGCAATTTACGTTTCTAATAACTGCGATTTTGACCAATTAATTTTAGAATACTATACAGGAGAACCATCATCAGGGTGGGTTCATGTATCATATTCAGATGGCTCTAATAGAAAACAAGTATTAACATTTGATGGCAAATCATATACTAATGGATTACCAGATGCTAAATGGTCTGGTGGAAAACTACAAAACTAGGAGAAGTTATGCTTACTAAAAAACAAAAGAAACTACCACCAGCTTTACAAAAAGCTATTATGAATAAAAAGAAAAAGAAAAAGAAAGCGAGGAAATAATGCCTAGAGGAACAGGATATGGTTATTCAAAACCAATGAAAAAAAAGAAAAAGAAAAAAAAGAAGAAGAAGTAAATGGTAAAAGTAGCATCAATATCAGGAATTATAAAAGGTCTTAAACCTAGACAACAAAAGACTATGAAAGCACACGCAAGACACCATAGTCTAAAGCATATGCGATCTATGGCTAGAGCATTAAAAAAAGGTGCTACTTTTTCTTCTGCACATACTAAAGCTATGAGGAGTGTTGGAAAATGAAAAGACGTAAAGTTCCAAAAGATAAAAAATCTAAAATACCTAAAAAATATTTATCAGGTCTTAAAGGTGGCAAAAGATCGGCTAGAGTTGAATTACTTAAATATATGTCAAAAGCATATAAATCTGGTGCTAGAATTCCAAGATCAATGTTTAAAGCGAGAGTAAAATAATGGCTGTTAGAAGAAAACCTTTATCTGCTAGAGTAATTTCTACACTTAGAGCAAAAGCTAAGAACAGAAAAAATATTACATTAGGTACTTTAAAAAAAGTATATCGTAGAGGTCAGGGTGCTTGGTTATCTTCTGGTTCAAGACCTAAAATACCTATGTCTGGTTGGGCTATGGCCAGAGTTAATTCCTATCTTCGTGGCTCAAGAAAACATGATACAGATTTAAGAAAGAAAAAAAAATGACCAAGTCAGCTTTACAAAAAATAGAATCTCACGAAAAACTTTGTCGTATTATGCAGAAAGCAACACACGATAAAATTCATGACTTACAAAGTCAAATAAATAGAATTGAAAAAATTATGCTTATTTCTGCTGGTGCATTAATAAGTTCAATGGCATATGTAATTATGCTTTTGATAGATAAGGTGTAACCTTTACAAACACCTAAAAATAAGTACAAGTAATAATTGCATGAGTCATAAGAGAATTTTAGTTATATCTGATATGCACATTCCATATCATCACAAAGACGCAATCAAATTTTTAAAAGAAATCAAAAAAGAATTTAAACCTGACACAGTTGTAAATATTGGAGATAGCTTAGACTTTCATGCGATCTCTATGCACGATAGCAACCCTGATCTTTTTTCTGCTGGTCAAGAATTGGCAGAGGCTAGAAAATATATAAAAGAATTAGAGAATGTATTTCCAGAAGTTACAGAAGTAGATAGTAACCATTCTAGTCTAGTTTATCGTAGAGCATTAAAGCATGGAATGAGTAAAGAGTTCTTAAAAGATTATGGAGAGTTCTTAGGTACTAAAAAATGGAAATGGATAGATGATTTAACTTTAACTATGTCTAATGGCCAAAGATGTTTCTTTACACATGGTAGAAGTGCAGATGTATTAAAAACAAGTCAAACTATGGGAATGAGTTGCGTACAAGGTCATTATCATACGAAGTTTGTTATTAGTTGGTGGGCTAACCCAGATAACCTATTTTTTGGAATGAATGTAGGTTGTTTAATAAATCAAAAGAGCATGGCTTTTGCTTATGCTAAAAACTTTAAGACTAGGTTTATCATAGGTTGTGCAGTTATCTTAAATGGTATTCCAAGACTACTCCCAATGGTTTTGAATGAAAAAGGGGATTGGATTGGCAAAATCGTCTAAGTTAAAGCCACAGAGAGCCACAGAGAGGGCTACTGACAAGCAAATAGGTGGGAAGCATTACAAATCATATACCATACAGCCTATAGAGTTTATAGTAGCCAATAAGCTAGATTTCATACAAGGCAATATCATCAAATATTGTTTGAGAGAAAAGCAAGGCGAAAACCCAGATGAGAAGTGGAATAAGATAATTCATTACTGCGAACTAGCAAAAGAGTTGAAAAATAAAAAATAAGGAATATTAGGAGTTAATGAACTTCACTTATTTTATTTATTCTATTCTTGTGGTATATTGGACAACATTAATTTTTTTAAC